AAGTGATTTGATGCAATTCGGTATGAACCGAAGCTATACAAGCAGGGTGAACAACAGCCAGGGTCGCATACTGGAAGACATGATAATGGGGGCGGCGCGGCAGTACGAACAGGAAGGCAAGCTGGTACTGCACAAGGAAAGCGAGCCGTTCCGTGTCGTGAAGAATTTAGACCGAGCAAGGGCCAGGGCAGAAGTGCAGTTCACCCAGAAAGCGCAGCCTGATTTCATTGGCTGCATTAAAGGCGGGCGGCTAATAGCGTTCGAAGCCAAGTATACGCAGAAGGACGCAATCAAGCAGGCGGCGGTAACACCCACGCAGGCCGCCATGCTGGAACGATACCACAAGGCAGGGGCGGCAGCGTTTGTCTGTTGTGCCATCGGTACAGGTTGGGAACTTAGTTATTTCATGGTGCCGTGGAAGGTATGGCGGGAAATGAAAGAACGCTACGGCCATAAATACGCCAGTGCAGAAGACTTAGCCTCATATGAAATCAAAGCAGATACCGTAGTCCGGTTTCTGGAATACAAAAATCAACAGGTCAGCAAGGCGGAAAACAATCCGTTCAGCATGCTGATTATGTAAAACTCGTAGCATCGACAATCTGAGGAGGAATAAGACGATGAAAGTATTAACGATTGCAAATTTGAAGGGCGGAGTGGGCAAGACCGTGACCACTATCAACACGGCATATGTGCTGGCAACGGAGTATGAAAAGCGCACACTGGTGGTAGATAATGACCAGCAGGGAAACACCAGTCAGTTCTTCGGCGTGTACGGATACGACAAGCCCAGCATGACCGAGGTACTCAAACGTACCGCGACGGCTGAGCAGGTTATCCAGCACACAACTCAGCCGAATATCGACATTATTGCCGCGAATCTATCACTGGCGGAAGCTGAAAAAGCTGTACTGACAGACCCAACGGTGCCGCAGCAGGTACGGCTCAAAGAGGTGCTGCACCAGGTCAAAGATGAATACGACTACGTGATCATAGACAACGCTCCGAGTCTTGGCATGTGCGTCATAAATGCGCTGACAACATCGGATTATCTGGTTATCCCTGCAAAAATCGACCGCTGGACATTCGATGGAATTGACAGCTTACTCAACCAAATGCAGACAGTTAAAACCTACTTCAATCATCAGCTCAACTTCCTTGGCACGCTCATCACGAGTTACCGTAGAAATGACAGTAATCAACAGGGCGCTGAGTGGATGCGGCAGGCTGAAAAATACAAGACATTCGATAACTTCATCCGTTGGACGGATAAAGTTGATGAATCAACGTTTACGGCCGAGCCGATAATGGTACATTCACCACGGTGTGGAGCCGCAAAAGATTATAAAGCATTTGTGGCTGAACTGGTCAAGATGGTGGAGGAATAAGCGATGGCAGGATTTAACTTGATGGGGCTCATGAATCAAGCGAGCAAGACCGAAGCAGGAGCGCCGAAATACGAATTAAAACGGCTGAACATCAATGAGCTTTACCCAGACCCGCAGAACAAGACCATATACAGTGTAGAGAACATTAAGGAGCTGGCGGACGCCATCGAAATTGCGGGCGGCGTCCTTCATAACCTCGTAGTGCGGGCGGCTGATGAAACAGGCAAGTATATGATTATCAGCGGTGAGCGCCGATGGACGGCTTGCCAATTGCTGGTGAAAGGGAAAAGCATGCAGCAGTTCGCTGAGGTCAACTGCTTGATTGAAAATGAGCATGACGAAGACATGCTGGACTTGATGCTGATGTTGACTAACAGCACCGCCCGCCAGCTGACAGATGCCGAAAAGATGCGGCAGGCTGAACGCATGACGGATATCCTAAACCGAATGAAAGAACAGCAGGGCTTAGAAGGGCGCGTCAGGGATATAGTCAGCAAGATGCTGCAGATGTCGTCCACTCAGCTGGCAAGATACCACGCCATAGCCAAAAATCTGCAAAACGAGGATTTGAAGCAGGCGTTTAAAGACGGGCGGCTGAAAGTCAGCGCCGCCTATGAAGCAAGTCAGCTATCTGAGGAAGGCCAGCAGAAAGTGGCGAATAAGCTCCAAGAGGAAGGCACAGTCTCTCTCAATCATGTAACAATTGTCAAGCATGAGGAAAGAGAAGACGAACCGGGCTGGTCAGAACGTATGGCCAAAGTCGAAGAACACCGCAAGCAAGACCAGCTGAACGCCATCCGACAGAAAGCAGAAACATATGGCCGCGACAGTTTGGAACCCTGCGAAGCCTGCCATTTGTCAACGCAATGCCTGAAATGCTGTGAGTCCTGCAGAGAAGTCAATGAGGCATGCGGTATGGCTCAATCCTGTGGCCGGAAAATAAAGCTTAATGCCGGGAAATGGGAAGTCGCAGAGGTCGATGAATACGGGCAGGAAACGTATCAGACTGGACGAGGCGGTTACAAAAGCTGGATAAATTTCACCATCAAGGCTGTGGCAGACAAGACTGAAAGCGGCCGCTATTGCTTGACCTATACAGTAGTAGAGCATGGCGATGAAGCAGACTGGGTATTCCTCAAGGATACCTACAACACCAAAGAAGAAGCCCTGCGGGCGGCAGCCATGGAAGTAGCCAAAACCGGCACGACAAAGGCATCCGTGCTGAAGGATAACGGCTATATAGACGAAATCCCGCTGGAAGCCATCGAAGCCGATAAAGCCGCAAGAGCCAAGGCTGAGGAAGAAGAAGCCATACGCAAAGCCGAATGCCAGGAAGAAAACGAACTGCAGATGAAAGCTGTACGCTATATCCGAAATATGTTGGAAGAACATCTGGACATAATAAGACCAGAAGATAAGGCAATGTGTGAGCGCCTGCAGAGAGAAATTAAACGTTATGACGAAGAACTCGACTGGCGAAAGGGCAGAAAGTTCGACTAATACGAATCAGAATGTATAAGCCGCCCAAGGCGGGCGGCTGAGGGGAGAAACAGCCATGAATAGATATTTTTCACGAGCCGAAAAGGCAAATATGACACGGATGATGCTACTAATTCAGATACTGGACAGAGTCATCCAGGACTACGAAGAAAAAATGAAGGATGTGGATGCAGACTTCATGAAAGACCTGCGCAGTTGTCGGACGTGGGGATATAAAGCCATCAAACGCCGCTATGATTTCTTAGATGCGGATGCAGCAAAGGATTTTACGCGGCATCTAACCCATATGGATATTGTTTTTGTACCGAATGACAAGGCCCAGCAGTATCACAAGATTGTCAAGGATATGTCGGGGAGCCTGGTTCTCCCCATAGAGGATTTTGAAAAGCTATACAGCGGCTTTATCCCTGCGACTTGCGGTAAATGCCATAAGAAGGCGTGGAAAGAGTGCCTTATCCGCGAGATTTTCCGCAAACATGGTGTCGAGCCGGTCAACGTCAACGCCAAGAACTGCCCGTATAACTATTGGGAAGCAGGGATAGATTTGGAAGCTTGGGCAAAAGCCTGGGCAGAAGAACACGGACTGAAGTTTGACAACGAAAATATCTGGAAGTCAGATGGGAAGGTGCACGACGATGTCGAAGAGCAGGAAAAGAAAAACGTCAGCTGACCTGCTGGCGAGGGAAAAAGAACTGCTGGCCATGATGGAGGGCATCGAGCACCGCCCGCGATATCTCAAACGCCAGCTGAAAGCGATCAGAGCGAAAATAAGGAGATTGAACAATGAAGGTATCGGAGATTGTTTACAGCCGCACAATAACCTGTGAGTTGTGTGGGCGTGATTTCGTAGTCAATAGTAAGTTCAGCCGTGCTAAACGGTGCCCGGAATGTGTCATTTCCATCCGCAGCGGCATAAAACGTGAGGGATTCCGTCATAAATCCATAATCGGAAAACGGAAAGTGCATGTGTCCAATTTGGACACGCTGGCTAGGGAAGCCAAAGAGTACGGCATGAGTTATGGGAAATATGTGTCGCTCAAAAGGGCAGGCTACAAAGTAGAGCCGATTACATACAATGTGGGCACGAATCCGGCGTGGGAAGCATGGTGTGCAGAACTCTATGCAATAGTAGCAGCGTGCAAAGCGAGGGCAGAATGTCATGGGCAGTAATAGACAATGGACGACAGAGGAAGAAGAACGGCTGGAAGACCTCTATGGGAGGGTGCCTATACCAAGCATTGCAAAGAGACTGAATAGGTCAGTCAATGCCGTTTTGGTCAAAAGAGCTCGTATGGGGCTGGGGGCATTCCTGGAAAACGGCGATTACATAACGCTCCATCAGCTCTACAGGGCGGTGACTGGCAGCAAAAGTGGGGGCGGATATGTCATAACAAGCTGGGTTGAGAAACGTGGCCTGCCGGTCATATATAAACAGGTGGGCAAGTGCAAATTCAGAGTTGTGAATTTAACAGACTTCTGGAAGTGGGCGGAAAGGAACAAAGCTTTTTTGGACTTCTCGAAGATGGAGGAAAACATCTTAGGGAAAGAGCCTGCATGGGTAAAGGCGAAGCGGCGGGCGGATGGAATGGCCAATGTACTCAAAAAAGTAAGTCCGTGGACAAAGGAAGAAGATGCCAGATTGGCCGGATACATCAAAGAAGGAAAGAAGACAGGCGGGGAAATAGCGAGCTT